ATAATTAGTTGTATAATCTCCAGTTCCATTATCTGTTAAACTTGCTACATTAAAACTATCTCTCGTTGCAAAATCTGAACCTTGACCATTAAAATTAACCCAACACTTCGCTAACCCTTGTTGTAGATTAGTTGTTGTACTATTGCCTTCACCTGTAACAGATATAGAACCTGCTGTGGTCACACCTGTAACTTTATCTACTTTAAGTTCACTAGCCATTATGCGAGATCTCCATGTACTACTCCTACAAAGGGGTCTATATCCACATAATCTCCCCCACTAGTATTAAAATTTAAAAGAGGATTAGTTGAATCACCAAGAGAACTTGTAAAACGAGAAGATGGAGATTGACATTGGTCTCCTGTGCCTGCCCCTCCAAAAGTAAGAACATAATTCGTATTATTCATATTATTTGTAATTGCTATAAAATATTGTCCTGTAGATTGGTCTGTAACTGAACCTGCATTAAATGAATTATCTACAGTAACAGTGCCTGTACCATCAATATCAAACCAAACTTTTGCTATCCCTTGCACAGTATTCTGTGTAACTGCACCACCATCAGATACATAGGTAGAAGTATTACCTATCTTTACATTCGTACCACCACTACCTGCTTTATTTACAATGGTATCTACATTTAACTGACTTGTCATACAATACTCCAATATCCATTAACAGTAACTGTTGCTGACTGCGTTATAGGACCACCACTTACACCATTCTCATCACTGTCTATTGTAATGTCTGCACTTATTGTCTGTCCATTTAATCTTATAATACTATTATTACCCTTGAAAGGATACCTCGTATCTGATTCTGTTTTAGTATATGAATTTGCCACAGAAAAAGTATCATAAACAACCATTTCTACTATGTCGTTTAAACTTGCTCCTGAAGCTAAGACTACAGTTGTACCAGTTGTTGCAGTGTAGTCATCACCAGGCACTAACAGTACACCATTTTGATATACATCCATGTACAAACTATCAGTGTAACTTAGTGATAATGAGTTGGCATCTGATCCACTAAAACTAGTTTGACTAGCGGTAGCTTGGTACTGAAACCTACTTCTTACACCAAAATTTTCTGAACGACCTATGTATGGCATTAATTCTTCTCCCACTGTAATTTTTCTTCATTCCATGTATGCAATCCACCTACAGGTTCAGTTTCAGGAGCTTCCCACTTACAAGTAGTTTCATTAAGTGTCCAAGAATTAAAAGGTTTAGGTGCTATAAAGGCATTTCTAACTTTATCGTATGTATACCCAATAACAGCTACATTTTTTCTCTGTCCTGATTCATCTATTACATTGATCCACTCACCTGGAGAAGTATCAATAAATGAATTAAAAAATTCTTTTTCAGCTACAATTATTTGTGTCACTATTCCATCTTTTATTTTTGCAAAATTAGCCATACTTATGATCCTTGAAATTGATAACGTATAATTACAACTCCTGCAGCTCCATCAGAAGCTGCTGAACTATAACCAAGACCATCAAATCCTGCTCCACCACCACCTGAACCTGTGTTTGCATTAGGAGCAGTAGCATTATTACTTGAGTTTTTAGGCGATGCACCACCACCACCTTTACCACCTACATTAGATGAACCTCCATCAGAACCAACAGTAGAAAAGTTACCATTACCTGCTCCACCACCTGCGGCATAAACAACTGCACTACCTGTTATACTATTAGACTCACCATCTCCACCTTTACCTGTGGCATTATTACTAGCTGTACCATTAGCACCAACAGCACCTTTACCACCGCCGCCGCCACCTACGGATGAATCATTATTAGCACCACCAGAGCCACCTGCATTTCCTTGACCACTTGTGCCTGCACCACCTGATTGACTATTTTTAGAACCTCCACCACCAGAGCCACCAGCTCTACCAGCAGAGTTATTAGCAGGCCCACCACCACCTCCAACAGCAGTTAGTCCTGCAAAAGATGAATCGCCACCATCGCCACCAACTCCAAAATCATCAGTTTTACTCCCACCAGCACCTATAACGATAGAGTAAGTTTGGCTTGTTAATGTAAGAGAACTTGCAGACAACATGCCACCAGCACCTCCACCACCTAAAGCACCTCCACCGCCACCACCAGCAACTATTAAATATTGAACAGTATCTGCACCTGATCTTGTCCCCACTGTTGGCACAAAATTTGCTGAACTAGTAAAAGTGTGTACTTTAAAATTACCATCAGTAGTTATAGTCCCACCTGTAGCAGACATATATGTAAAAGGACTTGCAAACGCTCCATCTCCTCTAAGAAAAGTAGAAGTTGATGCAGTTCCTGTAGTTGATAATCCTGTAACTGGTACTTTAGTTAAAGCCATGACTTACTCCTATGCGTATGGACTGTCACCTAATACACTTGTATCCCAAGCTGCTTTCAACTTAGCAATAGTGTCTGCATCTGTTATTGCTTTAGCAGCAGGTGCATCTCTCAATGCTTTTTTCTTTGCTACACTTGCAGTTTGAGCATCACTATCTCCAGCTTCTAATGCTTTCATATAGACTACATCTTCTGCTGCTAACAAAGGAGTTCTAACTTCTCTGATTTTATCTTTAAATATAACCTTAGATGCAGTTAAATCTTCTGTTATTGTTTTACCAGATAATGACCATGCACCTCTGAAATGTCTATCTGATGGCACTGTTGCGTCTGATGCTGCAATGGTGTTGCCATCTTTATCTACTATATTTGTTGTTGCCATTTAAGC